GGTTGGATCCGGGGCTTATGCCCAGTTGTTAGCTACTCAAGCCCAGATTGTTAACAACCTTATGAGGTACGGGTATAGACAAGTGCCGGAGAAACAAGAGGTCTCTTTTGAAAATAAGAAACCTATTGCTGTTACTCTTACAGGTAGGAAAAAGGAATGACTGAAGTCGTACTATATGAAGGTCAATCTGATGTTATCAATGATTTGTTTGTAGAGAATGTATGTCGTTATGCTGTAGTTAACGCAAGCAGAGGATTTGGTAAGAGTTATCTGGCGGCTACTGCTGCCTTGCTGGCTGCACAAGAACTTATGGACCTCCCCGCTGATGTCCCTAACAAGAACGTTGCGATTATTGCCCCTACTTATCAACAAACAGTGGACATCTATTACCCTCTTCTAGCCTACCAGCTAGGTTTAGAGGACTATGCCGAGAAGTCTTCTCGTGCTGCTGGAAACTTTTGGCTACCTAACAATGTACAACTAAAGCTCTGGTCCTATGAAGCATCTCAGCGAATGCGGGGGACTGGTCAGTACTTCGTGGTGGCTGATGAGGTAACATCTTGGAGGGGCGCTGGTATGAACCTCAAGGAGTCTTGGGAGTCCATTATTCAACCCTGTGTGTCGACCCGCTGGTCACGTCAGAATGCTGAGTCCTTCGGGGCTAACCCCGGAAGGGCACTTATTATCAGTACACCTAGTGGTTACGATTACTTCTATGAGATGTACAATAGACAGGACTACGACGATGATTGGAAGTCCTACCATTTCACTTATAAGGACTCTCCTTTTATTGATGAAGAAGAGATTGAGAGGGTGAAACTCACACTAGACCCTTTGAAGTTCGCTAGAGAATACACAGCTAGCTTTGAGGATTCAGGGAATAGTGTGTTTTATTGCTTCGACAGAGAGAAGCATATTGATAAAAGTCTACCTTATTTTGAAGACCGAGAGGACGTTCATGTCGCTGTGGACTTCAATATTGGTGTGATGGCTTCTGTTATTTTTGCCATTCGTGGTAATCAAGTACATATTCTAGACGAGATGCAGGGACACCCTGATACAGAGACTCTTGCTAGAGCACTTGTGGAGAAGTATAAAGGTCATAGGATTATTTCCTACCCTGACCCTTCTGGACGTGCTCGTAAGAGTTCTGCTGCTGTAGGTCGCACTGACTTCAGTATTCTAGAGTCTGCTAAGATTATCACTAGAGCGCATAACAAAGCACCACCTATTGTAGATAGCGTTGCTGCTGTTAACAAGAAACTTATGAATGCAAAAGGTGATGTCGATTTGCTTATCCATCCGAAGTGTGTAAACACTATCAAATCCATTGAACGAACCCAGTGGGTCGAGTCTAATCCTGATACAGCTACTATCTGTAAAAAGGAAGGTGTCGAACACTGGAGTGACGGTCTTCGTTATGCTATTGAATACCTCTTCCCTATCAGGGCAGGTACTGCTGTGACGAAACGTGGGTTTGTTTTCTGAAACTACATTTAAATAAGGAATAAAAAAATGGCAATTATGGATCGAATTCGTAATGCGAAGAAAGCAGTGTACAACTTTACATCCGCACGTAAGGCTGCTCTAATGAAGGCGATTAAGGCTTCTGCTGCCGCTCGTAAAGTTAAGAGTGCAGCTGGCACTGTAAAGCGCGGTGTCTCAAAAGCACAAATCAAGGCTAATCGTGTAGTGAACCGTGTAACTGGCTCCAAGACTTCAGCCCTTAAGAAGCGTCAGCAGGCTAAGGCCACCGTTAAGGGTGCTGTTAAGGGTGCTGTCAAATCAGTACGGAGTACCGTAGGTAAGGTGGAAGCACGTGGCGGTGTCGCTGCTAAGGTTATCAAGAAGGCTGGCTACTCACAGCGCACTGCTGGTAAGGGTACTAAAAAGGCTCGTGGAAGTAGGGTCCAACGTGGTCTAAGGAAGACCATCAATCGGCTAAGGAAACAAGGGTAATCCATTGGGTGTACTATCGAAACTAGCAAAAGTTGCCTAATTGCAGCTGATCACTACAAAGACAAGCTTCTTGAGAAGTATAAACCCAAGAAGGGTTAATAAACAACGAGGAGGTCCCTAACGGGGCTTCCTCCCACTAACCATCTTAGTAATTATCAGGAGAACATTATGGCTAATAAGGTCTCAAAGCTAACAGACCCTTCTGGGAATTACTCAGGGGGTTATACTTCTGACATTTATAAATGTTCAGCTAATAACAACTCAAACAACAACACACAGCGAGGTGTTATCCAAGTACATATAGACTCTGGTGAGGTATATCTCCAGATGCGTCTATTAAGTGATTGTCCTTGGTTCACTGCTCGTAAGTACACTTCTAGTATTGTAGAAGAAATGGTGCTTGCTGGAGAAATCCGTATTGTTGCAACTAACAAAGCAGAAGCTTGGGTCGCCGAGCTACTTTAAGGAAAATCAAATATGACTATGATTACAGATGGCACTGGCACTGGTGTCAAGGCAAAAGTAAACTCTGAGAATAAGCTTCTTGTAGAATCAGTAACAGAAACTGCATTCGAGAATCAAGCAGAAGAGGGTAATGCCTTCAACCTAAACACTGAAGATATCGTCCTAGATGGTGGTATTTCTGGTGAACAAGGACTTCTCTATATAAAGAATAACGAGAGTTCAGACCTAGAAATTGTTGGTTGGTTTATCGGTATCCGGGATGCTGACCGTACAGGTGCTACCTCTGATACGAACCTATTTAAGCTTATTGCTAACCCCACTGGTGGTACTCTTATTAGTGATGCTTCAGAAGCCGCTGTAGCTAACCGTAACCTTGGCTCACCCCGTGTCTTTGATGTTACCGCTTATAAAGCCTCTGGTGATGGTAAGACAGTAACTGGTGGTGAGGCTACACTACTATACCAATACCATACAGCAGGTCGTATCTTCGGGACGGTTACCTTTACCATTCCTCGTGGTTCTTCTTTGGCTATTTTAGTTAATACCTATGGTGCTAACATGACACTCTATACAGGGTTTACTGGGTACCTAGCATAATGTCAAGAGATAATGTCTTCACAAACATGATTCCTCTGGGTCCTGAAACGGCATCATCAGAGGAAACTGTTTCCAATATTGACGAGTATGGTCGTACGTTACAGTTCACCATGCTTATCGAGATTCTTCGTGAACTCAAGATAATGAACATGCACTTGGCTTCTATGTCCGAAGAGAAGATTCTTCGTGATGACATTGAGCTACAAATAGGAGAAGAATAACCATGATTATCGAATCAGGTATCGGTAATGGTAAGATGGCTGCGGTAGATGGTGATAATCGCCTCCTAACAGCCTCCTTTAACATTCCCTTTCAACATCTAGTCGCTAAGGACTATGCTAAGACCTTCCAAGTGTGGGGTGAAGCCACCCTAGCCTCTGGTACTGTAACACCACTACACATTAAGAACACCTCACAGGACTCTGTACAGGTTATCACTTACATTCGTTGGCAGATTATCGATGAAGCTAACGGTACAGCACTACCTAATGTTTCTAACTACATGGAGTTTGGTTATGGTGCCGCCTATGCATCTGGTGGTACTGTTGTTACCCCTGTTAACATGACCTCAAGCTCCTCTGTGATTTCTTCTGTGTCTGCCTTCCAAGGTAATCCAACACTATCAGGTACTCCTACTGTGTTTGACCGTCATTACCCTAAATCAGAGGGTGACATGTATAGCTACAACAAAGAAGGTGCTGCTCTACTAATCCCCGGCTCCGCTTTCACAGCACAATACACAGGAGACCACACAGCAGGTAAAGTATACTGTCGTTTAAGCTTCTTAGAAGTTAACCTAGACAATTATAGTGGGTAATTGCTATGAGTGTCAAAACAAAGATTATTGGTGGTGATAGTGGTAAGCTAGAAGCTCATGTGTATAAAGCAGATAGCCCATTCCATAAGCTACATCCGGGGTTGGTTACTTATAACCACCCTGTAGACCGTAAGACTATCACTACCGGATTCTTTACCAATGATACTTACGGTGCTGACCAGAACCAAGCAGCAACCACCCCTGAAACAGTCACAGTAGTCCATAATGGTGGAGATACTGTTGCCTTCACAGCAACTAACGTCTCTGGTAACCGTTATGTGTTTGACTCTACAGACTTTGCTAATAGTGGTACTGCCAGTATTGACGCTTCAGGTACGCGTAATGGCGATATTGCTAGTTTTGTATGGCCTGTAGGTGGTTCAGATTTATTAGTATCTAGCTATGACTCTTTAGATGGTTATATCTACATCACTTCATGGCCTGCTAACGGCAACAAAGACTTCTTAATACAGCTATATCTAGATAGCGCCCCTATTGGTGTGGCTATCCCCCTTAGTACTTATGTGGATACGAATAACCACGATGTTTGGCAGTTATTCTCTACCCCTATGACAGCCTTCCAATCTGCTTCACCTAGCTTCGATGAGATTCGAATTCAGACAGTAGATGCTGGTCAAGGAAATGCCCCTAGTATCTATCTTGATGACCTTCAGTTGGTATCTGCTGGACAGTCTCGTAGTATCTTCTATAACTACTGTGCGCAACCCGGTGAGCTTATTGAAGTAAGAAAGATTAAGTGGATTGCTGCTGTTACTAAGCTGAAAGTCGAGTATGATGAGTTCTTTGGTATCAGTCAGCTAACCAATGGCTATACACTGTCATTTAAAAGGAATGGTTCTACACTATCACAGTACTTCTCTAAAGACTTCTATGATATGCTACAGTTCCCCAATGTCCACTTAGATACATGGGAAGGGTCTACGGAGACAATCTATCAGCTAACGATGGAAATTCCGGAAGAGCATTACATCCTTAATGGTACTCTTGAAGAATGTATCGAGTTGTCTGTTCGTGATGACCTATCAAGCTTAATTCGCTTTAGGGCTTCTGTACAGGGTGCTTTAATCACCAAATGGTAAAGAAATAACACTAGGGAGTCCTTTATGGGGCTTCCTCAACAACAACTCTAATAAGCCCAACCGAGGTTCGGCAAGGAGGAAATATGGCACGTTCACGAATTAACTCTCGCTCAAAAGACCTTATCAGCGATGATGGTGCAGTTCTTGTATCTCTCGTAGAAGGCGAGCAAATTCAAATGGATATTACACTAAGCTGGCTGACTAACCTCACAGGCTATACCTTAACAGCTAAAATTGTTGAGGCCGACATGGCAGGTGCAGTAGATGAGGATGGCTACCCTACTGGTGTCAAGGCAGGTGGCGTAGTAACAACTCTTGATATCCTTGATGCTACCGTTACTGACAATACATTTAAAATCGTTATTCCAGAAGACCTTATCGACTCATGGACTACACAGCCTTCCCCCGAAGCACCTACTTATGGGTGGATTGGGCTTGAAGTTCGTGATACAGGTGTTGGTAATGCACAACTTATCTGGAAACCTTTTCGTGGTCTTGTAGAAGTACTTTACAGCCCTTCTGAGGAGGTCTGAGTATGACTTACAAGGTAACAGCTAAGAACGACAAGATTTCAATTAATGTTACCACTACTGATAACAATGTAAATATCGTATCACCAAACCACTCTGTATCTCTATCCCGTACAGGTGGACAGGGTGCTAAAGGTGATTCTATCACTGATGTTTATGTAACAGAGGGTATCCTCTATGTTGAGGTATCTAACAGCGCGGGAGATGTTGTTGATACAATCAATGCAGGAGACTTTTCTGAGATAATCCGTGCTAATATTGTTGTTGGAAACCTATCAGATGTGACAATCTCTGGGTTGTCTACTGACCAAATCTTAAGATACAACAGTGTATCAGGTGATTGGGAAAACTACTCACTTACTGACGATTTCTATACAGAAACAGAAGTGGACTCACTACTGTCTGGTAAGTCAGATGTTGGCCATACCCATGACGATCGCTACTATACTGAAACAGAAGTAAACTCTTTGCTCGCAGGTAAAGAGAACGCCGATGCTACTATCCTTAAAGATGCAGATATCGGTGTTACTGTTCAAGCTTATGACGCTACTCTTCTTAATGATGCTGATATTGGTGTCACTGTTCAGGGTTACGATGCAACTATCCTCAAGGATGCTGATATTGGTGTCACTGTTCAGGGTTACGATGCAACTATCCTCAAGGATGCTGATATTGGCTCAACAGTGCAAGCTTATGATGCAGGTTTAACAAGCATTGCGGGTCTACCTACAATCGCTGACAAGATGCTCTATACCACTGGTACAGACACTTGGTCAACAACCTCTCTAACAAGCTACATCAGGACCCTACTTGATGATCCTGACGCAGTTACTGCTCGTAGCACTCTTGGGTTAGTTATTGGTGCAGACGTACAAGCTTATGACCCTAATAACGTCGTAGATGCTGACTATGTTCATACCGATAACAACTTTACAGACTCATTGAGAAGTAAACTCATTGGTGTAGAATCAGGTGCTACAGCTGACCAGATCGCTTCCGAGGTTCCATTCCTTAATACAGACTCTGGGTTAATAGCTACAGACGTTCAAGAAGCTATCGACGAGGTAGTCGTACTTATAGAGTCTACTACTCTTGGAGATCTATCTGATGTAGCAGATACCGCCTCAATCACAGGCGAAACTGTAATGTTTGATTCCACAAGTCATACTTGGGTAACACGAAAAGCAACAACAAACGATATTTCTGATATTGACAACACTAACAAAGCCGATGGGGCGGTATTAGTGTATAGCTCAACAAGCCAGAAATATGAGTCAAATGTATATTTACAAGGAGGTAGCTTCTAATGGCAACCAAAATTATTCTAAAGAAGTCTACCACAGGTGGCTCAGCCCCCTTAAGCGGTGACTTAGATGTAGGCGAACTAGCCGTAAACCTAGCTGACCGTAAGATCTATGCTAAGAACGGCGGCGGGACTATTATCACACTAAATGGTGCTTATGTTGATTCAACAGCACCGGGGAACCCTCAAGAGGGCGACTTATGGTATGACTCTACAAACAATACTCTAAAGTCATACAATGGATCTGTTTGGGCAGGTGCAGGCTACTCAACGCTAGGTGCTCTTGAAGATGTGACAATCGATACTATTGCTTCTGGGGAAATCCTTAAGTGGAACGGTTCTGCATGGGTTAATAATACACTTGCTGAAGCAGGTATCCAACCAGCTGGCTCTTATGCAAGTGCCACACATACCCATTCTATTTCTGATGTGACAGGTCTACAGACCGCGCTTGATGGAAAATCATCAACATCTCATAACCACACCCTAGAATCTCTAAGCGATACTACTATTACTTCTATCGCTTCAGGCGAGCTTCTAAAATGGAATGGCACAGCTTGGGTTAATAACACTATTGCAGAAGCTGGTATTCAACCCGCTGGTAGCTATGCTGCAGCTTCCCATACACACACTTTAGACTCCTTGAGTAACACAACAATCACCTCTATTGCTTCAGGGGAAATCCTCAAGTGGGATGGTACAGCTTGGGTTAACAATACTCTCGCAGAAGCTGGTATTGCTGCCTCTTCTCATACACATGCACTAAGTGCTATCACTGATGTAACAGCTACTGCTGCCGAGGTTAACGTTCTTGATGGCATTACTGCAACAACCGCTGAGTTGAACTATACTGACGGTGTTACTTCAAACATCCAAACTCAGTTGAACGGAAAGGCTTCAACAAGTCATAACCACACCCTAGACTCTCTAAGCGATACTACAATCACAGCCAACTCTTCGGGTGAAATCCTAAAGTGGAACGGTACTGCTTGGGTGAATAATACACTGGCAGAGGCAGGTATCCAACCTGCAGGTTCTTATCTAACCTCCGAGAGTGATACTCTGGCGACTGTTACTGCCCGTGGTGCTACTACTTCTAACGCCATTGGTATTACTAATAATACCGCATCTTCCTCCACAAGTACAGGTGCTCTAACGGTAACAGGTGGTGTCGGTATTGGGGGTGCCCTCAATGTTGGTGGTAACACTATCATCACTGGTAACTTGACTGTTAACGGTACAACAACTACAGTTAACTCTAATACTGTCAACATTGGCGACAACATTATTGTTCTTAACGCTGATGAAACAGGTGTCCCTTCTCAAGATGGTGGTATTGAAATTGAACGTGGTACTTCTTCTAATGTATCTTTCCTTTGGGTTGAAGCTTCTGACCACTGGTCACTTGGCAACCAAACCCTTGCAGATGTTACATTGGATGGGGGTTCCTACTAATACCCTTGGGGCGTCCCTCTATAGGGGCGTCCCTCCTCACACATAGGAGAAAAGCCCAATGGCAACCAAGATTATTCATAAAAAGTCTTCAACAGCTTCCAGCGTACCTGCTTCAGCTAGTTTGGAGCCGGGGGAGCTAGCTGTAAACCTAGCCGATAAGAAAATTTATACAAAGACTACCGGTGGTACTGTAATTGAGCTTGCTGATGGTGCTAAGCTAGCAGGTATCGAAGCTGGGGCAACCGCTGATCAAACGGCCTCTGAGATTCTAACTGCGATTTTGACCGTTGATGGTTCCGGTTCTGGTCTTGATGCTGACACCCTTGACGGCCAACATGCGTCTGCCTTCCTAACAGGGAACCAGACTATTACTCTGTCGGGTGACTTAACAGGTTCTGGCACCACTTCGATCAACGCACAGATCGCAGCCAACGTGGTCGGGGCGGATGAGTTGAACGTAACAGGCAACGGTACTACATCACAATACCTTCGTAGTGACGGTGATGGGAGCTTCACATGGGAAACCCCACCAGACACTAACACTACCTATAGTGCTGGTAACGGTATTAGCCTCTCAGGGACTACATTCAGTGTAGCCGCCGGGACAGGTCTTACACAAGATGCCTCTGGTCTATCTGTAACAGCTAACGGTATTGGTGCTACTCAGCTTAATGTTGTTGGCGATGGTACTACTTCTCAGTATCTCCGTAGTGATGGTGATGGTTCGTTCACTTGGGATACACCTACAGACACTACCTACAGTGCTGGTAATGGTATCAGTCTCTCAGGGACAACCTTTAGTGTAGCTGCTGGTGGTGGTCTTACTCAAGACGCCAGTGGTCTGTCACACTCCGACACGTCCACTCAGGCAAGTGTCGACAACTCCGGTGCAACTGTCATTCAAGACGTGACTCTGGATACCTATGGCCACGTCACCGCACTTGGCAGTGCTACACTGACGGCTTCGACGGTAGGTGCTGTTGCTGCAAGTTCCGGCACTGCTACGAACCTGACGTTAGTAGGAACGCCCGTCGAAGACATCTACACTGTCACTGGCACAACTCCCGTTCTGGAGCCTGACAACGGTTCTATTCAGGAATGGACGTTGAGTGGTAACTCTACACCGACTGACGGCTTCTCTGCTGGTCAAGCAATCACACTTATGATCGACGATGGTACCGCCTACACGATCACTTGGCCGACTACTACTTGGGTGAACAATGGCGGCTCTGCACCCACGCTGGCAACCACTGGGCGTACTGTCATTGCTCTCTGGAAGGTCTCCACGACGCTGTATGGCGCACTAATTGGGGATGGTTCGTAATGCTTACAACAGGTAAACTGATGGGCGCTGGCGGGTTTGGTGGTGCCCTTGAAGTTTCATACATCACATCCAGCAACTATGGCGCATCGACTGGCGGAACGCTAACGATGCCCTCCTGCCAAGATGGTGACATCCTGCTC